TGTGCCCTCAGGAAACGAACAGATTTGTGACACCATGCCTTCAGCCCAGTCACGCACGAAGCCGGGGGTCTTGGAGCTCTCAGGCACCCAGACGCGCCCTGCCTTGATGATGTTGGCGACGATAGACAGGCGCTGTATCTTGTCGGCCCGTCCGGGGTTGTACGGCATGACCGGTAGATGGGCGCGCTGTAAGTCTTGAATCAGGGAGATGCCTGCGCTCTTGTCCTCAATTAAGATTAGATCCACGAGCTTGCGTGTCTTACCCTCACCGTAGACCACTTCGAACTCGCTCATGATCTTGGGGCGCAGGTCAGGGTACTGCAGGTGCTCTTGCCAACAATCGATGATGAGCACCGACATGGCGCCGTCCTCTGGGCGGTAGACGCCAAGGGTCATGTGGCCCGTTGGGTCGTTGTGGGTCTTGTCCGATGTCGCGCAATCCACCGACTGGATGATGTACTCGAACTTAGGGAAGGGTTTGTCTTTAGGCCAGAGCCTGAACCACTCACGGCGAACGATGCCGCCCTCTTCAGGGTCAATGATTTCAGCGTGAATCTCCTGCCTGCCGAGGTTGGTGCCCTCGTACTGCAAGATTTGCTTCTGGAAGGAGGGCGCAAGGTTGTCCTTGTTGATGTAGGTCGATGCCTTGGTGATCACCACATCGTCGTTCTCGCGGCTCAGGAGTTCCATGATGAGCGGCTTGGGCTTTGGTGTGGTGGTTGCGATGATGCGTGTGCGTTGGCCCAGACGAACTGCAAACTGGATTTGATCCCATGCGGCCTGCAGGTCGTCATAGGCGGCGAGCTCGTCTAACCACGCTCCATGCCACTGCCCACCGCGAAAGCGTTCGGGCTCTGATGCAGGGATGCCCTTGATAAATGACCCATTGATGAGCCTGAGCTCGTGCAGGGCTTTGTTGTAGTCCTCGATCAGGGAAGGTGGGCACACATTGAGCAGGCCAGAGTCGCCCTCAAAGCATGTGCCGCGAATGTCGCCTGATGTGGGCGCGGAAACGAGCCATCGAGTGCCGGGCATATCCCACGCCCATTCCAGTAGTGTCTCAGTTGCGGCGCGAGTCTTACCGGCTCCACGGCCTGCGAGCATAAGCCAAATGTTCCACCATTCGCCTGCAGGCTCAATCTGGTGCTTGTGGGCGCCCTTCATCCACTTCATGCGCCAATTGATCACCGTCTGGGCAATGTTCGTCCGTTGGGCGTAATCCTCTTTGAGGGTGTCTTCGTCGTCAAGGATAAGGTCTACAACGCTCATATGGGCTTGATTATGGCGTAGGGTTCATTGGTGCGCTTCTGGGCGTCCTCGACGGCGTGAAGGTCTTCTAGAATCTCTCTGTTGACCACAATCAGGTCGTTAGTGTCGAGGTAGCTTCTGATGACATTGACGCGATCTACTGACCACAGGATGCGCGGCTTGATGTGCAAACGCAGACGGAACCGGGCGCGTGACAGGGTGTAGTCCACCGGGCGATACCAGACCCATACAAGCACAAAGCCGCCAGTGGCAATGTGTATGTTCAGGCCCGTCTTGTAAGCGCGGCCTTCTTTGGTGAAGTTAATCATTCTGCCTGCCTTTGCATCTTGATGGCCTTTAGGAGCTCGCCAAACACGCCGAGGTTGTGCTCATGCACCACTGGGCTCTCGTCGTCTCCTGCGTGGATTGTGCGGTCACCATACTTCTTAGGCTTGAGCTTCATGGCTGTCCACTTCCTAGCCTCAATGCGTTGCTTCTGGTAGGCCACATAGCCGGAGTCGATCTTCAGGTCAATGACATTCCCGTCCTTGTCTTTAATCTCAAGCATCTCAGGCTTTTCGTCAGCGATGGCGACAATCTCGTCAGCGTGGGTGTCAGCCTGCTCCTCCCGCGCGCGGGTGTAATTCTCCGCAAACTCCTTATGGCGCAACAACCATTCGTACACCGTAGACTGCACTGGATAGTCCTGATCCATGCATATGCGTCTCAGAGACTCCCCCATAGATAGCCTCTGGCATATCTTGTTGGCTATCTCTTCGCTGTATGTGGATGGGGCTCCCCCCTTGTTCTTTGTTTTGGTCGTCATACTTCGTCCTTTTGGCGCGCGATCTTTTCAGCGCATAAGCATAAGTGTAACTCTTAGTTCATTTCTTCGTAAATAGGCCAAAAAAAAGGGAAGGCTTTTACACCTTCCCAAAATTGCCCCTCGTGGGCAGGGCAACTGCAATCTTCAGAATCCGTTCTTATTCTTGAGTTTGGCTTCAATGGCTCTGGCAAAAGACTTGGCATCGACCCCATCCCAAGGAATTTCATCGTCATCAGTCAGTCCTACCCATTCACGCTTGCCAATTGCGTTGACTGCCTTGTCTACACTTGATTGCATTTGCTTTTGCATTCCGTCAATAAAGCCACGCTCGTATTCGTTGGCATGGCTTTGCAAGTCGTAGTGGTGACTTACAAAAATAACCTTGTCTGGATCTGTTGGATGTGGTTTAAACGGCATTGTTTTTCTCCTTCAAAATTTCTTCTGCCCATGCAACACCATCTCGCCACGCTCTAGCTTTCTCCAAAACATAAAAAGATCGCAGTAAACCTTGATTTATTTCTTCTTTAGTCAGCCCTACCCATGTGCGTTGTGGTGCAACATAATTTGGCCCCGCCATGTGTTCATGGAACTGTTCCCACGCCACAGGCTCATCTTTTGTTTCTAGTTGTTCTTTATAAGTAGATTTAGATGCCATGTTTTGCATATCTTTTGTTAGTCCTCCATACTCAAGGATTGCTCTAGCAAACAATACAGGAAAGTCAACCGCGCCATTCGCTTCAACCAACCCCTCTGCTTTGCCACTCATGTGCAAATAAATGTTGTGTATTTCTTCGTCAGTCATCCTTGTCCCCTTGCTCTTATGATGTCTTGAAACTCTCCGATCAAGTCCCATCGACCTTGGATGTAATCACTGTTGGCGGCGATGCCGTTCTTGAGTTTCAACAGTTCCTCTTCGAGCTCTTTACGCTCTTTGTTGCGCTCTTCCTTCAGTCGCCCGGCAAATACCTGCGCGATCCAGATCATGAAGGATTTGGCGCTCTCTTCCATATTGCCCTCAAACTTGAGTTCCGGGCCGTTGAAGTCGAGCCGCCCAACCTCCTTGGCATTCATGCCATCGATGACCTGATGGAAGGTGATGTTGTAGTTCTGCTTGAAGTTGATCTTGTTCTCTGTTGGCACAATGTAGGCTTCCTCCACCTCATCACCCCATGGATACTTATCCAAGGGCTCAGTCATGATGTTCACTCCGAGTCAACCGGCTTGATGCCCACGCCTTGTATGCCTTCAGCTCCTTGACTTCCTCCTTCAGGCGCTCGACCTCTCCCCGTTGGTGGTTCATGATGCTATGAGCTCTCTCAATCCAATCCTTCACTTCTTGTGGCATGCCGTAGACAGGCTCAGGCTTGGCTGTGATCTTGGTTGTTGTTTTTGCCGAAATTTTCTTTGCAGGGGCCTTAGTTGCCATAGGTGCCTACCAAATCCGGCAAGAATGCCATGAGTACTAAAAAGCCCACGAACAGTGCGCCGATGATGATCTTATCCATCAATGTTTCTTCTTGGTAGTGTTGCATGATCTTACGCTTCCTCCACAGTGATTTTGTATTTCTTGCCATGACGGTCTTCTACCTCAATGGTTTTCTTTGTTGACTTGAATGAGCCAGTCTCGGTCAGATCGAGCTTCATGCGGCCTACACTCGCCAACAGGCGCTCGTTATTGCTGTCCTCAACCTTTAAGCTCTCCTGAATCAGGTGGGCGATGTAATCACAGTAGGCCACCATGCTTGCGGCCTTTACCGCGCTGTCTACAACCATTTTAGCAACAGTAGAAAAATCGTTGTCGCAGTACATCTCTTTCATTTCTTTAAATGTTTCAAATGTTTTAGTCATGATTATTCCTCTGTGATTGTGTATTCTGTGCCGTGGTACTCAGGATGTTGCATGTCATATTTTTGATACTCATGCACTGCTTGATCAGCTTCATAATCTGTGTCAAATTGACCTACAAAACCGTGATCAATATCGCCTGTTTTTGCTCTAACTACAAACATAATCTAACTCCTTGTAATAAACCTGCTCTGTTGCAGTGATTAAAGTATAACTCAAAGTTAGAGTCTGTAAATGGTTTGAATGAAAATATTTTCTAGGTGTTTTCCCTAGTGCTTGGTTGGGGGTGGCCTGCAGATATTCCAATCATTGTTCTGACCGGCCTTCATGACCTTGTCGAGCAATTCTTGCGTCGTCTGCGATGCATGAGCATTGTCGAACTTGTGTTTGACCTCCTTCATCATGATGTGCATGAAGGGGTCTATATCGCCCCCACGGCGCTCCACGATGAGGATGGATAGGGTCATGAGGGTGGTGCTGATATTTGCCGCCACAGACAGGCGACTCATCATTGCACCTTTTGAGATTGCATGCGGTTTCTGATGGCAATCCCTGCGTTCTTGAGAGCCGTTGAGATTTCTCCCTCGTCTTCTTCAGATGCCAGTTCGTCACAGATATCAGCGCAAGCTTGGCGCTCAATAAAGATGGCCTGCTTGGTAGTCTCGATAGCCACTTGCATGATTTCAGCCTTCGCGAGCGCCAAAGATTCGTCAAACTCGGCCTGAGTGAAGAACTTCATGGTTCCTGCGTTGCCCAATAATTGGCGAGCCAGTGGGCTCAGTTCTTTCTTTTCCATTTAATACCTTTCGTTTCGAGTTAACCAATAAAGCATGCCGACCAAGGTGAGCACAATCACCACGATCACAACAGTCGCAATCAACAACAGATTCAAAATTGTCGTGATCATTTGAGCCTTTCAAGCTTTTCCTGTTTAGGCGAGCGCTCGCGAATGTACTTCCACTTCTGCTGATACTCAGCTTGCTCACTGGGCGGCACCCACCCTGCTTTGCGCCA